CAGAGCCAGTTATTGGGTTAGTCTCTGTGATAAACTCGAATTTAGTCATATTATTGGGGTTTTTGGTTTACTTTATTAAGTTTTTGGTGCCTTTGGAAATAAGATTGAACTCCACTTGAATTGATTTGGCTCTGCATATTCTCATAATACACAGGATCAAGGAAAGTTTTTGATAGGTAGTTAAAATAGACTTGCTCACCTGGTGAGAAGTTTTTGCCAGTTAGACTACACTTGCAGCCATATTTGACGGTGATTAATTCAAATGACATAGATGGGGTTTTTGTTTTGTTTGACGAAGTTAAGGAGTTTTTGTTATTGTTTTAGATTTTTATGGGGTTTTTTGTTAAGGTTATCATAAAAGATTTTTGTCCCTACAAAAGATTTTTGTCCCAAGGGGATTTTTAGGCATAGGTATCCAATAGGGTTTTTGTGGGTTTTTTGGGCATAGGATTGCTGTGCCTTTTCAAGCCCATTTTAAGCCGATTTAAGCCCATATTATTTGCAAATGGTATAAACTACCACCCAAACAATAAACGGCCTAAAAAGGTCTTATTTTGCTAAATACTCAAACCAGTTCTGCTGAATCTGTTTTTTATAGGCTCTAAATAACTTTAGAACCTGGGCTTTATTGTAACCCTGGTAAATTCTTTTTACATATTGGCCCTGGATTATATCACTTACTAGGTAGGTGCCGTCTGTTAATTTAGTGCAAAGCATAAAATAAAATATTGGTTAAGATAAAAGCCCAATGAATGGGCCTTTATTTCGCTGAATTACAGCTCATCAGTTAACCTAGGCTAGTTTAGATCCAAAATTTAATAAGTATGAACGCTTAAAATTGTGGCAGCCAATTTTGATAATATCGCCTATTTGGTCTACTCGGTAATTTAAAAGCTGTTCGCCAACCTCCAAAGTATTTGCTTTAATCTTATTGTGTAATCGCTTTGCTAGTTCTAAAGGTATTTGTACGGCTTGAGTAGTTTCTATTCTATTGTCATTGACTCTTAAAAAGTCTAAATTAAAGCCGCTATAAACTCGGCCTGTTTCAAAATTAAACCACTTTTTAAGCTGCTCTTTATATTCTATCTTTTGTGCTTTCATTTTTTTAGCTACTTCTATTTTTATAAGCTCATCTTTTTTGCTCATATACTCTAAATTCTCTTTTTTATCCTTAATAGATAAAACAGCCTGTAGAGTTACTGGTATTTCAAGGCCAAAATAATTAGCGTAAGCGTTAACCTGGTTAGATAAGCGGCCTAATTCGTTTAAGTAAATTTCAGGCTTTTTTGCCTTTCTTAACTTAAAAGCCTCCATTTCAGCTAAATTTAGCCACTCTTGTAAGTTAGCCTCGTGTGAATAATTGGGGTTAAAGCAGTAAATTTTATTATATTGTCTAGTTGCTGACCTTACTATACTTACTTGCTTTCCAGTTGTGTTTGAGTAACTACGAAAAGTAAATAACATAGCCTCGACTCCTTGACTATTGTTTACTATTGCAGCTATAGGAAAGTGTCTACCATAACTAAATATGGTTTTATCCTCAAAATAAAATGAGCCGTTAGAATTTCGGCCAGTTGGCTGTGATTGGTTGGCGTAAACGTGAGCTAATTCGGAGTTGGTAAATACGTTTTTCATTGTTTGTTTTTTTAAGGTTTATTTGTTTGTTATTGTTTTGATTAGTGCATAACCTAGTATAAAGGCAGCACATAAAAGAACCAGTTCTAGTAGTGTTATAGTAGTGTTCATTATTGCTTATCAATTAAAATGTTAGTAAATAACTTACCTACAAAGGCAATAAGAACAGAGAACAATAGCACCTGGATAATTAATAAGTAGATCATGTTTAGTGGTTTTAATGAGACATAAAGATAAGGATAAATATGAAACAATCTTAAACTTTGTTAAATTATTTGTTAATGAATAGTTAAATTAGATAGTGTATTTAGGTCATTAACTAGGCTAATTGGTATACATTAGCTAAGTAGTACATTATAGTATGTTATATTATCAACTATATTAGGTATATTATATAATATACTTATTATTAGTTAATACATATAGTATAGTAAAGTGTATTGTATCTTAAGTATTTAGAGCTGGTTGTTACTTTTGGCCTAACCTTGCAATAACAATCAATAAAGTTAAATTACATTAGCTTTGCCATTGGATAGGCTAAAATAGGAGAGGGAAGGAGTCTTATAATTTATATTATGTTAAATGGCTTAGGCCCCTACCCTCTTTGACCCCCTACCACATTTTTTCGTATAGAATTTTTGGGGAGTGCCTTGGGCCCTTCATTATTCTGTTGTAAAATAAAGCCTTCACATTGTTTGACATTGATTTTTTTTATTTTTCTATATAACACATTATAAAAACCAATAATATGAATGCAGAGTTTAAGGATATAACTAAAGAAGCTTTTATCATAGCTTATAAGGAGAACTTCGGTAACATAACCATCTCTTGTGAATCAGCTGGGGTATCTAGGTCATCGTATAACGTATGGATTAAGAATGACCCTGAGTTTGCTAGGAAACTAGCTGAAATAGAACCTGAGGAGATTATGCTAGACTTTGGTGAGCATAAACTAATGGAACGTATTGCTAAGGGTGATACGTTAGCTACAATGTTCTTACTTAAGACTAAAGGTAAGCGTAGAGGATACATCGAAAGACAAGAGGTAGCTCACGAAGGAGATGTTGTTAAGCAGATTACTGTGAATGTCTTAAAGGCAAACCACGTTGATGATGTTCCGAAGCTAGATGGTGATGAGAATAGATCCGAAGGATATGAGAATATGCAACTAGAAGATAGTGGCTTTGTGGTTCCTGCTACTGAAGCTGCCAATATCCAAGATATACCACTTTACGAGTACGATAAAGAAGTAGAATTAGAGAATGAAGCTGGAAAATACGAAGAATAGCTCTTAAATGGCATTTTAAGGCCTATACAGACACTTTCTACCATAAACTAGTACTATCTATCCAAAATGACATTGAGTGTCTTAAATCGCTTCTAATTGCTTTTTAGCAATGTTACCAATTTGGTTACATTAGGTAGTATTACTACTGATTCTTTGAAAAAAGTAAACCTATAGCTTGACTTTATCAATCAAAAGTGTAGGCAAAACTTGATTTTTATGATTGATACCCCTACCTTCCTATAAAACGAAAAGTATTAGCTTTGACTTGAGCAAACCAAAAATTTTAATTTATTTCTATGGAAGTAACCACCAATGTCGTCTTTCAGATATTGAACGAATCTAAGAAAAGGATTTCTGTAATGCAAGGAGGAACGAGGTCAGGTAAAACTTATAATGTACTTACCTGGTTTATCGTAAAGCTCCTACAAGAGAAAGGAAAGACCTTAACTATTTGCCGTTCATCCCTACCGAGCATCAAAGGTTCCGTTATGAGGGACTTTATTGAGATATTGTCTAAATATGGGCTATACTCTGAAGAGAAACACAATAAATCAGAGAATTTATATTTCCTAAATGGAAATACGGTAGAATTTGTATCTACCGACCAACCTCAGAAGATTAGAGGTCGTAAAAGGCATTATTTGTTTATTAACGAGGCAAATGAGGTAAATTACGAGTCTTGGATGCAATTAGCCCTAAGAACTACCGATAAAATCGTTTTAGACTATAACCCTTCGGATTATTACTCTTGGATTTATGACAAAGTCATTCCTAGAGAAGATACTGACTTTACAATTACGACTTACAAAGACAATCCGTTTTTAGACAAGACCATTATTGCAGAGATTGAAAGACTAAGAGAAGCTGACCACGAATATTGGAGAGTCTACGGATTAGGAGAGAGGGCGATTAGTGAGGCAACGATTTATTCGCATTGGAGAAGAAGAAGAAACTTCCCTGAGGGTGGAGATGTGTTCTATGGTCTTGACTTTGGCTTTAATCATCAAACTGCCCTAGTTAAATGCAAAAACTTCGATGGTGACATATATGTGGAGCAAATGATATATGATACTAAGATGTCTACCTCCCTTTTGATTGATAGGATGAAATCTTTAGGCTTATCTCGTAGAGATGACATATTCGCTGACCCTGCAGAACCTAAAACAATAGCTGAGGTAAATAAAGCTGGGTTTAATTTGAAACTAGCAGCTAAAGATGTTTTTGCTGGTGTCAACAAGGTAAAATCATTTCCGATATTTATAAAATCAGAATCTTTGGATTTACTAGATGAGATTAAAAACTATAAATGGAAAACGGATCATGATGGCAATACAATGGATGAGCCTGTTAAGTTTCGTGACCACTTGATGGATGCTATGCGTTATGCTATATACACCAAATATGCAAAACCGAAGCGAGGTTGGATTGTTTAGGCTAAAAATTTGTTACTTTTGTAAAAATATCTTATAGTGAAGTTAACGGACATACTAAGTGCGGTGAATCCTTTTAAACAAAAGGCAGCCACTAAAATAAAAACAACTCTTAATAATCCTTTCTCTGATTTTGGTGGATTGATTGGCGGTAGAACACTTTACCCTAATTTGGATTATGCGAAGTTCGTACAAGACTATGATAACAATAGCGAAGTCTATTCTATCATCAAGCGTATTTCAAAAACCATTTCTACAGTTCCATTTTACGTTTACAAGGTTAAGAGCAAAAAAGAACTGAATACATACAAGGCAATGATGGCAAACGCATCTAGTGGTGCTGATATAGCCAAAGCTGAGTTAGTAAGAATAAAAGCAGTTGATGAGATTGCAGATAGCCCATTGAACAAATTACTAGAAAGACCAAACCCATACCAATCTTTATCAGAGTTATTAGAAAATATTGTAGGCTATAAGCTTATTACAGGCAACTCTTATATCTGGGCGAATCGCTTGTCCAATGGTAAGGTTACCGAACTAGTTGTGCTTCC